TCGATGCCGTTGGTCCCGTTGCTGCCGTTCGACCCGCCCGGCCCGGTGAGGTTGTCGCGCAGCGTCCACGCGCTCGCGCCGGTCTTCTCGTAGACGTCACCGTTCGTCTCGTTGAGATACCAGTCGATGATGACGCCGAGCGCACCGGACGGTGCTCCCGCTCCCGAGTACCAGCGGGAGCCTGCCGCTCCATCGGTTCCGTCCGTGCCGTCCGCACCCGCCGGGCCGGTCGGCCCCGGGTCGCCGGTCGGACCAGCGGGTCCGGTGGCTCCGGCAGGGCCGGTGAGGTTGTCGACGACGGCCCACGTGCCGCTCGACTTCGAGTAGACGTTGCCGCCCGACACGTCGAGGTAGAAGTCGACGAGCGTGCCGACGCCGGCCGACGGAGCGCCGGAGCCGAAGTACCAGATCGAGCCGTCCGTGCCGTCCGTGCCGTCCGCACCCGCAGGGCCGTCCGCCCCGGTCGGGCCGCCAGGTCCGGTGGGACCGGCAGGACCCATCGGCCCGGTGTCGCCAGCGGGGCCCTGGATCCCCTGGATGCCCTGCGGCCCCTGGACGCCCTGCGGACCGGGATCGCCCTGCGGTCCCTCCGGGCCTTCCGGTCCCGGCACCATCGAGTCCATGCCGGACGGACCCTGCGGGCCAGCAGGTCCGGTCGCGCCCTGCAGCCCGGTCGGGCCCTGCGGACCGGCAGGACCGGCAGGCCCTGCGGGTCCGGGGTCGCCGGGATCACCCTTCGCCGGGGTGATCAGCGGGACGTACGCCTCGGTGACGGGATCCCAGTACTTGAGGACCGGCATCGCCTACGCCTTGATGATGAAGTTGACGACCAGGTACGGAGGCATGTTCTCGTGGGCGTCGCCGCTCCCCGTCGATGCCGTGGAGCCCGAGGCCGCGCCGCTCGTCCCGCCACCGCCGGAGGTGATCGAGACAGAGTGGTTGTGCTCGGAGCCGGCCGAGCCGATGACGCCCGACGTGCTCGGGTCGGAGCTGGCCCCGGAGTTGCCAGCCGCGCCGTAGAGATCGCTGTGCGTGTGCGACGTCGAGTTGATCTTGTCGATATCGGCCTTGTGCGCGTGCGCACCGCCGGAGGTCGAGCCGGTGTGCGTGTGGTTCGGCGTGCTGTGCGTGTGGTTGTTCATCCCGTGCGAGTGGCTCGGGAGCTGGGCCGTCGTCAGCGCGACGGTCTCGGCGCCGCCCGTGTTGCCGAGCGCACGAGTGCCGGGGCCGAGAGGGATGCGGTTCTGCAGGTTCGGGACGTTGAACGTGTCGACCGTGTCGCCCGATCCGAAAGACGTGCCGATCACACCGAACAGCGCGGCGTACGGACCGACGCGGTTGTACGCATCGCCGTCGCACAGCAGCCAGCCCGCCGGGGCCACGGTGCCGCCGAACATGACGATCGTGCCGGTCGGTGCAGAGCCGTCACCGGCAGGGCCCGTGGGACCGGCAGGGCCAGTGGGACCGGCAGGGCCAGCGGGTCCGGCGGCACCGTCCGCACCAGCAGGACCAGCGGGTCCGGTCGGGCCTGCGGGACCGACGATCGGGCCGGTGCTCGTCCAGCCGCCCGCTCCGTCGGAGACGTTGACGTTGTTGTTGTCGGACGTGACGTAGGCGTCGCCCGCGGCTGCACCGCCCGGGAGCGCGGCTGCGTTGGCGACGACACCCTTCAGCTCGATGCCCTGCCCCTGCGGTCCCTGCGGACCTGCCGGGCCCATCGGACCAGCGGGCCCGACACCGATCTCGTCCTCGTCCACGTCGACCCAGAGAGCGTACGGGAAGTCGCCCTCGCCCGAGGGGTCGGGCTCGTCGGGCTGGATGAACAGGCCCAGCGTGCGGCCGGGCGGGCCCATCAGGAAGTCGGGGTTGTCCAGGTGGATCGCGACGGTCGCGCCGTTGTGGATCTCGACACCGAGGTCGACCCCGGAGTTCGTGAAGCTGTAGACGTTGCTCGCGTCGTCGTCGGCGTTCGACCCGATGTGGATGAAGCCCTTCATCACCGGGGTCGTGTAGCCGTTGCTCGACAGCAGCGTGATGTCGTACGGGTACTGGCCGGGCTCGATGTCGAGGTCCGCGGCCTGGAGCCGGAACTGCACGGACCCGTTCTCGGGGTCCAGGTCCTCGGCGAAGGCGTTGATGACGGCAGCGCCGCCGAGACGTGCCGGCTGGTCGACGGCCAGGCGGACGACCGCGTCGGTCAGGGGGTACGGCACACGCGCGTCGTTGACGAGCTCCTTGAGGTAGAACCTCATGGTGAACGCGAACGACTTCGCCTGCTCGAGGTAGAAGTCGTTCTGACTGCTCGGGGTGTTCCCCAGGATCACGGCCTGTCGCCTCTCTTCTCATCCGCAGGAAGGGGCAGGTGTCGGCTTGCGACTGACACCTGCCCCTTCCCTAGTGCGCGGATCTACTGCTGGGGCGGAGCGCCCTCGGCACCGGCCTCGGGCGGAGGACCGGCAGGAGCCTCGCCGCCGCCGCCACCGGCCGCGCCCTCGAGCGCGTCGATCGCGACGCCCGCGAGCTCCTGGATCTGCTTGAGCAGCTCGATGAGCTGGTCCATGTCGGTTGCCTCCTACTACGGGGTGGCGTCGACGGTGACCGTGGTGCCCACGTCGCCCGCGACCTTGACGGCACCGGACGTGTCCTCGGCGAGCGAGGCGTTGTACGGCGAGGTGTACCACTCGGGGCGCGAGCGCTTCGTGGTGGCACCCGAGAGCGGGTAGGTCTCGGGGTAGACGCCGAGCTGGCTGCGGGCCGCCGCCACCTGGGCCGCGACGTACGTGAACGAGTCGTCCACGACGGCGAGGTTGGTGACCGAGACCGGCAGGAACAGCGGGACGACGCCCTCGGACAGCTGGTCGATGACCCAGCAGTCGTAGGAGAAGTCCTGGACGTACTCGGTGCCCTTGAAGCGGGTGCCGCCGTCCTGCTCACGACGCTCGGAGAAGTGCTCGTACGTCTGGATCGCGCCCTTGTAGGCGGCCAGAGCGACGACCTGGCGGAGCGTGCGGGACGGGGTGGCCGTGGTGGCGACCGGGTCGACGACCAGGCTGGCGTCGGTGAAGACCTTCGGCAGGAACTCGGGGTGGATCTTGTGGAGCTTCCACGAGCCCTTCAGGGTGCCGAGGTAGCCCGCGGCGTTGGCGCCCGAGATGTCGCCGTCCTTGTAGAGCTTGAACGCCGACTCGGTGCCGGCGCCCTTGTCGATGAGCGCGTTGATGAACACGAGCTCGAGGGCGCTGGTGATGAGCAGGAACCGCTCGTTGTTGCCGAAGTTGCTGTCGAACCAGTTGTCCGAGAACAGCAGCGACAGCGCGTCGAGGGTCGACAGCGGGTCGGTGTCGTCCAGGAACATGCCCTTGATCGTGGCGAACGAGGGCTGGATCTGGTTGTCGAAGTCCTCGCCCGGCTCCGCGACCCACTTGTAGTCGGCGGCGTTGCCGGTGCAGGCGATCTTCGCGGCGTCGGCGGTGACCGGCGTCGGGGTGTCGAGCGCCGTGCGGGGGACGAGCTTGCCCGTCATGTGGCCGGAGATGGCCGCGAGCAGGCAGTACTTGTCGTGGTCGCGGAGCACCGTGGTCTGCATCTTGCGACCCGTGTACTCCTGCACGATGTTCTTGATCGGCGAGTAGCGGAGCTGCTCGTCGAACACCGTGAAGCCGAAGGCGCGGTGGCGGGACATCGAGTAGGTGCGCCACTCGATGGGCGGCACGCCGTTCTTCCACTCGCCCGTGAACTCGGAGCCGGACCAGTGGTCGGCGCCGATGCGCGAGATGTCGGCGTCGACGATGTAGTCGTCCACGCGGATGTCGGGCACGCGGATGCTGCGCGCGTTCGGGTTGGGCTTGATCTCGGACCCGGTGAACATGCCGGCCACCGGGCTCGTGATGCGAAGGTACGTGGCCAGAGCGACCTGGTAGTCGGTCAGGCTGTCCTTCTGGACTGGAGCGACCATGTCGCGTTCCTCCTGTTCGGCATCGCCTGATCGTCAGGCTCTGACGTGGGTGACAGTAGAGCTTCAGCCGGTTGCACCCAAGGAGGGCTCGCCAGAAGTGGGCTCTGTATTTCCAGAGGAAGGCGGAACCATACCCATCTTCCCCATGATCAGCTGCTGAGACTCCCTCAGCATCGACATCTGCTCCTGCATCTGAGCCATGAGCGCCTGGTTCATGTCCTGGAGCTCGCCCATACCGGAGTCGGTCGCGGAGTACTTCTCCTCGAGCAGGGCGATACGGCGGTCGCGCTCGTCGACGGCGTCGACATCGCCCTTCATCACCAGGCCGAGGTCCTTCGCCAGCGCGGAGCCGGAGAGCTCGATCTGCTTGGTGACGATGTACTGCATGGCCTTGGCGGCCTGCTGGATCATCGCCTGGTCCCCGGACTGCGCGATGGCCGGCATCGCCTGGGACAGCGGGACGAACAGCTGGTTGAGGATGCGGAGCTGCTTCTCGTCCTCGAGCTCGACGAGGGAGCCGGGCACCGTGCGCACCCAGTACTGCGTGGCCAGCTTCTCGAAGTCCATGTCGAGCGAGCCGTCGTCGTTGAACGCATCGGTGGACAGCCCGGCCGAGAGCAGCTTCACGCGGGCGTCGGCGGACGGCTGGACCTTCTTGACCGCCTTCATCTCCTGGAAGTAGATGGTCAGCGCGTAGGAGCAGTAGTGGCTGAAGAAGGACTCGATGGCCTTCTGGTAGTTGTTGGTCGTGATGTCGACCATCGCCTGCTGAGCCTCGACGCCCTGCGGCGTGGCGCTCATGCCGCTGCCCGCCTGCGTCGCCATCTGCTGGTCGGCCGACCCGATGAGGTTGACCATGCTGCCGAGGTTCTGCTGGCTGATCAGGCCGTACTGCATCAGCGTCTGCGTGTTCACCTCGAACGGCTCGATGCGGGCGTTCGGGTTGCTGATCTGCGTGTACTTGCCAGGGCTCAGGTTGGGCACGGCGTTGACCGCGCCGTAGCCGATGATGCTCGGGTTGATGTTCCGGTACCACAGCTTCATGGCGCCGTTGAGCATCAGGTCCTGGAAGTCCTGCCGGCCGATCAGCAGCTCCACCTGGCTCTTGCCCAGCGGCTGCTGGCTGTCCTTCTCGAGGACCAGGAAGTGGACCGGGTGCAGCTTGAGCGGGTGCTTGTTCTTCTCGATGCGCAGCAGCGCCTTGGTGTGCGAGCAGAACGTCAGGAACGGGTCGCCCGTGCTCGAGTACCACGTGATGATCTCGTAGCCCTCGGGCACCTGGCCGCTCTTGCGGGTCTGGTGGTCGACCGACTCCCGGGCCTTGGCGTACGGCGCGGACTTCAGCATGTCCTTCAGCGCCGCCACGTCCCACCCGAAGGTCTCGTCGCGGATCAGCGCCTTGACCTCGCCGCGGGTCAGGTACCTGCGCACGAACACGTGCTGGGCCTGGCGGACGTCCTTGGCACCCGGCTCCGGGAACACGTCCCGGTAGTGGATCGCGTCGTACTTGATGTACCAGGAGCCGGCCGCGTCCTGCAGCAGCGCCGGGATCACCGAGTCGAAGCCGAGGGTCAGCGCGGTCTTCGTCGAGGCGAAGAGGTTCTGCTGCATGTCGTTGCTGTACTCGTCCGTGCCGATGATCTTCGTCGTCAGGATGTGACGGGAGAAGATCCCCGGGACGGAGTCGTCGTCGAACTCGGACAGCACCTCGACGTTCGGGGTGTTCTGCACGAGGTTGCGCGCGATGCGGCGCACCAGCCCGGCGGTCTCGCCCGAGCTGATGTTGGGCAGGTCGGGCCGCGGGCTGATGACCTGGCCATCGGCGAGCTTCTCGAGCTTGTCGTAGTTCGCGACACGCATGTCCATCTCGGACTTGTAGCGCGTGTACATGCTCCACAGGGCAGCGCCCCGCTGACCGATGCCACGCACGTCCAGGCACCCGTCGCGCGGGTCCAGGCGGTACTCGTCGTACCAGTCCTCGAAAGCGAGGACGGGCCCGTCGACCGATGTCACTGCCACTGCTTCAACCTTCCTCGCTCGCCGAACACCCGTTCGCGGTTCACGTTGGCCCTACGAATGTAGGGGTTGTTGGTGTTGACCATCGGGATCCCGATGTTCCGTGCCGACGTGCCGAACGGCAGGTCGTCCATGCGGATGAACGGCGGGAAGTACATGCCGCCACTGCCGCCGCTGCTCCCGCGCCCGAAGCGCGTGCCTCCGGCGTTGTCCCCGACCTTCGTCGTCTCCTTGAACTCCGGCTCCTTGACGGGCGGGTTGGCCTTCCTCACCACGCCCGAGAGCCCGGTGTTGATCCCGAGCACGTCGTCGACCACGTTGCCGAGGTTGTCGATGTGCGTGCCGGGCCCGGCCGGAGCGACCAGGTGCGGGAGCGGGATGCCCAGCGTCTGCAGCACGTTGCCGCGCTGGAACGGGGTGGCCCACGGGCGGCCGTCCGGTCCGATGGCGTACAGCACGTTGAGCTGGTTGTACTGCGCCTCGGGCTTGGTGGGGATCTTGTCGCTGTTGATGATGTACTGCAGGCCCGGCTGCTCGGGGTTGGTCTTGTCGCCGTACCAGAACCGGCGCACCAGGTACTCCGCGGACTCGGCGGACAGCCCGAGGTCGATCGCATCCTGGCGGACCTCGTCGGCCAGCTCCTGCGAGATCTGGTTGCGCATCTCCCACGGGATGGCGATGCCGGCCAGCGAGGGGTGACCGAGCGGGATCGCGCCCTTCATGATCGAGCGGTACACCGCCTTGCCGCCCTCGGTGGTGAGGAACTCGCCCTCCTCGGTACCGATGCTCAGGGCCAGCTGGCCGTGCGCCGCGATGAGCGCGTCGGCCCTCTCCTCGATGTTGGCCTGGTCCCAGCGGATCCCGGCCTTCTCGTCGTTGGCCTTGAGGAGACGGATCGTCTCCTCCTTCGACAGCGTGAAGGCGCCGCCGCCCAGCTCCCACTGCGCCACGAGCAGAGCCTTGGCGACCTCGGGAGAGGTCTCGGGGAGGCCGACGGTGCGCTCCTTGATCACCATGTTCTGGCGCAGGTAGCTGCTGTCGGTGCCCAGCTGCCCCGTGAACAGCGACTGCACGATCGCCCAGCCGAGGTTGTTCTCGGTGTAGGCGTGCGTCGCCGCGTCCTCCGGGGACCGCTTCTCGTACACCGTGACCGGGTTGCCCGCCTCGTCGAGCGTGTTGCGGGTGACCGTCGTGGGGAGCGGAGCCCCGGTGGCGGGGTCGATCTGGACGTCCCCGGTCTCGGGGTTCACCAGCGGGACCGCGTACGGGTTGCGGTCGTACGGGTCGTTGCCGGTGTACAGGGCGTTGATGAACGAGTTCTCCAGCAGCGCCTTCTCGTACGTCCGGGCGATGTTGACGACCAGCTGGTTCACGGTGCCGCGCGCCTCGGCGGAGTCGAACTTCGCCTCGGCCGCGGCCTGGTCCGCGAGCATGCCGGCCGTCGCGTCGGCGTCGTTCCACAGGCGGGTGATCGAGTACGGCATCACCGAGAACGCATCCTGGAAGCCCCAGCCGATCTCGCGCAGGTCGCCCGTGTCGAGGAACCGCTGCAGCCCCAGGATCGGCGAGGTGAACTGGCGCATCACCCAGTGGGGCACGAACGCGGCCTCGCCCCGCTCGTCCTTGAACACCGTGTCGAGGAAGGGGATCGAGTCGACGAAGATCGCGTCCGCGTACTTGAACGAGTTCTGCGGCTCGTACGGGTCGTTGATGATCGGCACGTTCAGGTACTTGGCGAGACGGGCGCGGCGCTTCGCCTCCTCGTCCTCGCCGTCGAGGCCGAGGTTGCCCGCTGCCATCGCCAGCGTCGCCAGCATGGACACCGTGATGTTCGAGCGGATGAAGGTGCGCTGGAGATCGAGGGTCTCGATCACGTCGCTGAAGTCGAACCGCTCGACAGGTGCGGCGTCCCCGAGAGCACGGTTGGCCTTCGAGCGGAGGAACTTCGGCTTGCGCCGGCCGCTGCCGAACAGCGCGAGCGTCTGGTCCCAGCCGGACATGCCGGTCATGGTGGTGATCGCGTTGAACTGGAACACCTGGAACATGAACGGGATGCGCAGCAGGTGGCCCGCGATGTTCGCCCCGGCGGACGGCCGGGTGGTCAGGCCGTTGATGCCGTTGGCGATCACGCGCGACAGCATCGTGAGCTTCATGGCGCGGGTCTGCGCCACGCGGTTCATGCCGAACGAGTGAGGGTTGAACCCGGACTTGGGGAAGTTCTTCTTGATCCAGAGCGGGTCGTTCTGCGTGACCTGCTCCACCAGCTGGCTGATCGTGATCGCGTTGGGGTTCTGGTTCAGGTACTCGAGCACGGCGTAGATGTACTCCCGCGCGACCGAGTCGCCCCGCATCCCGTGCCACGGGTCGGCCATCCACGACGTGACCCCGGCGGCCAGCCGCTCCGTGCCCTGCGTGAACCGGCCGCGACCGGGCTGCACGCGGGTGCCGGGCCCGATGACCGCGTAGGAGATCTGCTGCTGGACCTCTTCCATGAACAGGTCGCTGTCGCCCAGGAACTTGATCATCTGCTCGATGAGCGACACCTCCTCCGGCGTGTACTTGTACTCCAGCGCCGCAGGTGCGCCCTCGGCCAGCCTCGCTCCGGTCCTGCCGAGCGACGTGCCGGTGACGAGGTTCGTGAAGTACTCGGTGGACCGGCGGAAGGGGATCTCCAGCAGGGCGGAGATGAAGATGCCCGGGTTCAGCATGCGGTTGATGAGCGACCACATCGTGATGTTGCGGAACGCCACGTTGAAGGCGTTGTTGTTCTCCATGTACCGAGCGCCGTTGGCCTCGAAGTCCACGAGGGTCTGCTCGGGATCCTGCTTCACCATCTTCTTCTTCGCGCGCCAGGAGGCACGCGCCCGCTGGTAGAGCGCGGTGGTGGAGACGTAGGTGTCCTCGGCCCCGCGGCCGTACGTCTGCATCCGTCCGAGCGCACCGTCGAGGTTGCGGTGCATGTTGTCGGTGAAGATGGGCGTGGAGAGGTTCTGGTCGAGCACGTGGGAGAACGCGAGCGAGTCCCGCGTGGACCCGTCGAGGCGCGTGTTGCGCAGGCCCAGGGCCTGGGCGACCTCGAACGAGACGGTCAGGTTCTCCGACAGCGGGGTGGCCCCGTTGTACGACTGCCAGAAGCCGTTGAGCGCCGGCACGTACATCGACGAGAAGGAGCCGGTGTGCCAGGTGAGCTGGCCGATGGCCGCCTTCACCCACGACTCGAAGTCGCCCTCCGCCCGAGGTCCGCGCCCGGACTTCGACATGGACACCATCGGGGACCAGCGGCGGTTCTCGCCCTGGTTGGCCATGTACAGGAGGCGCAGCATGTCCGCGTGGAGCAGCGGGACCACGCCGCCCATCGTCGGCATGAAGCCCTCGCGGACGTTCTCGATCATGTCGTTGACGGCCTGCAGCGCGGACTCGAGCGAGATGTACCCGATGTCGGCCGGCTGGTCCTTGGACGGACCGGGACGGCCGAGCATCTGGCGGACCATGATCTCGATCCACCGACGGTTGTCCGCGTTGGCCTCGAGCCCGAGCAGCCCCATGAGGACGTTCGTCTGCGTGAGGTACGTCGCGTGGTCCGGCGCGGAGTCGCCCCAGCCCGGGTGGTCGTAGTCGACGGGGATCGAGTAGAGACGCGCCGCGGCCTGGCCCTGCTGCAGGGTCCAGTACTCGGCGTAGTTCAGCGCGCCCCAGCGGTTGAACGCCGGGTCCGAGGGGGTGACCCACGGAGCCACATCCCCGAAGATCGAGTACATGGAGTCGCGCTCGCCCATCGCGGGCAGCAGCTCCCCGGCGCCCCACTTGCTGAGCGTGGTCCGCTTGCGCGGCCCGTCGTCCTTGAGCTCGCCGGTCGCCTTGTCCCTGCCGAGCGGACGGTCCGCCACGCGCCCGCCCAGCGCGGCCGAGATCAGGACGCCGGTGCCGGGGGACACGTTGTCCGAGCGGTTCATGATGAACCGCTGGATGTAGGTGGCCTCGTTCTGCTCGGCCGGAACGGGGAGGATGTACTGCAGCGAGCCGGTGTACGCCTCCAGCTTCCCGTTGAGGCCCTCGACCTGGTACTGGATCTTCCAGTTGGGGAGGATGACGAACGGGGCACCCTTGCCCGGGACCTCGGCGATGTGGCTCTGCATGTGCCGCTGGATCTCGGCGAACGTGTTGGGGTACCGCTGCTTGTCGTCGAACGCCATCGCCATCAGGTTCGGCGGCCGCACGACGGAGATCAGGCTGTCGCGGTTGTCCTCCACGTTGATGAGCCCGACGGACCCGAGCACGTGGTGCGCCCGGACGCCCGGGACGAGCAGCGCAGCCATGACCACCTGGGTGATGCGCGCGGCCGGCCGGTCGTCGTAGAGGACCGGGGACGCCGAGGGGAACAGCATGTCGACGTCCAGGTCGTTCTCCGCGCCGAAGATCCCGTGGATCTCGTCACGGAAGGCGCTGAAGAAGGCGCCGGTCTGCAGCAGCTGCAGGATGTCGAACGCATCCATGCCGGTCTCCTGCTGCGACCATGCGTCGAGCAGGGTCTTGATGGCGTTCCAGGAGATGTTGGGCCCGAAGAACTCCCGGAGGTACGGCTCCGCGTTGAACCCGAAGATCGCTGCGGCGTCGGAGAAGTTGTCCGAGAGGTAGAGAATGCCGCCCTTGTCGGCGCTCGAGACCTGGCCGTAGATCAGGCTGACCGCGACGTCGTTGTTCTCGTACCGGCTGAGGCGGTGCGAGACCAGGTTGAAGTGGTCCGGCATCTCGGTGAGAGCCAGCTTCACGCCCTGCATCTGGAGGACGTACTTCGCGTTCTTGTCGAGGCGGGCGTCGCCCAGCGCACGGATCCCCTTCGCCGTGAAGAACAGCTTCTTGATGGTGAAGTCCGGCGGGATCGTCTGCATCTTCTCGAGCATGCCCGTCGCCACGACGATCCGCATGGGCTTCGGAGCGCCCGGGTACGAGACCGGCGCGCTCGACAGGCTCTTCTG